TAAAGATATACTTTCGGCTTTACGGTCTGAAATGGAACTTGATAGAATTATGACAGAACAGTGTGAGAACGGTTGGCTCTTTAATAAAGAAGAGGCTAAAGAACTTGTCAATACGATTGATACAAAAATGGTAGAAATTACTAACTTTATCAATCCTCTATTATCAGGTAAAGCAGTTGTTGTTGACCCCGATACGCAACGTGAACATGAACCAATTACAGGTAAACGTTATGCGAAAGAAAAAACTCCGACTTACACGAAAGCAGGAAAGATCGCTGCCCACACTATCAACTGGTTTGGGGGTGATATGGGCAGTACTATTGATGATTCCAAAATCATGGGAGCTTACTGTAGGGTTAGCTTTGAGTCTGGTGATATTGGTAACACTGATACGGTTAAGTCTTATTTGGGAACAATTGGCTGGAAACCAGACGAATGGAACTGGAAAAGGGTTGATGGACAATTCGTTAAAGTCTCAGCAAAACTCACAGATAGTTCATTGGAACCACTTGGAGATGTAGGTAAGGCTCTTATGGAGTACTATACTTTACGTTCTCGTAAATCAATCTTGGAGGGTTGGTTTGATCACATTGATAATAATTCTCGCTTACATGGTGACGTCTTCAATATTGGTACGCCTACTTTTAGACAGACTCATAAAATCATTGCCAACTTACCTTCGGGAAAGGCCACACTTGGTCCCGAATTTCGTAGACTTTTTGTTTCTCCTCGTGGGTATAAGTTGGTTAGTGCTGATAGTGCTGCTTGTCAGTTAAGACTTTTAGCACACTATATGAATGATCCTGAATTTACCAAACAAGTACTTGAAGGTGATATTCATCAGATGAATGCAGACATTATTGGCTGTACAAGAAACGAAGCTAAGCGATTTATCTTTGCTTATCTTTATGGTGCTGGCGCTCAAAAGCTTAGTGGCTATATTAACAAATCTGTTAATGAAACTAAGAAAGCTATTGCCAAATATAAAAGGGCTTTACCCAAACTAGTTCAACTTGTAGACAAGTGTAATAAAGCTATTGAAACAAGAGGCTATATCTATGGTCTTGATGGTCGTCCTATTAAGTTAAGCAGAGATGAAAGACACAAATCTCTTAATTATCTTATTCAAGGTGCCGAGGCAGTAGTTATGAAGTACACAGTTCAAATGATAGATGAAAAGCTTAATGCAGCAGGTATTGAGTTTAAACATTTATTGTTTTATCATGATGAACATACAGTCGAGGTAAAGGAAAATCAAGCAGAACAAGCTCGTGATATTATTATCGAGTGCTTTGAAGAGGCACCTAAAAAAGTCGGTATTAATATTATGACTTGTGGAGACTGTAAAATAGGTAATGATTACTATGAAGTCCACTAAAATTCATAAAATAAACCCTGTTGCTAAAAGCCTAAGTAATCCTAAGTATCGGCAACAGGTCATTCCTAACAAAAAGAAGGTAACTAAACCAAAGCATAAGAAGGATGAAATAAATGGTCAACAGGACTAAAGGCTTAGTTAAGTTGCGTAATGGTAAAATACTGCCCTATGTAGAAGGTAAAGAGTATGGTGATATGGTAGTTAAAGTTTGGTATCAAGACCATATTCGCCCAATGAGTAAAGAGGAACGTAATCGTGCAAAAGAACGAGAAGACGCAAACAGAACAAGTAAACGAACTTCTAAATCGAATAGAAGAAAAGGTAGACAAATTAGCTAAACAGTTAGGTATTTGTGTATCCTGTGGGAATCCCTCAAAAGGCGATTTTTGTGAATTTTGTTTAAATGAGGAGTAAACATGAGAGTTTATGAATTAGAACCTTTTATTATGAATTGCTGGGCAGTTTGTGATGATATAGAGGTTATCTATAAACAAATCGGAGATGGTGAAAGAGAACCTACTCTTGATGAAACTATGAATGCTCTTCTTGGTATTCAACAGCTTTATCAGTGGAAGTTTGAACAGTTATTTAACAAGTTTGAAGATCTTTGTGAAGAACAAAGAAAAATTATGACAGGAGAAAATAATGCCAACAATACCTAGTGAAACTCTTATTCGTAATGCTTTTGATGAATTTTGGGAAAAGGCCAAACTTCTTGGTTGGGAAATTGATTATAAGCTAAAGTCTGAAATAGAAACCGTTGAAGAAGACATCGTAGAAAGTCTTGAACCCTACAAAGACAAATACGAATGGGAAGAAGAATGGAGAGATATTAAAGACGAAGTTTATGACGATGGTTATTGGGATGGACATCAAGATGGTGAAAGCTCTGGTTATGATAATGGTCATGAAGAAGGTTATAAGGAAGCTAAAGCGGAGTGTGAACATTGTACTCAGTAGAGTTTGAAAAAGATTCAGCAGTAATAACAGTATTGTCTGAAGATGATTCCCAAGAAGATGTTGAGGTAATTATCGGAGATAATGACGTAGTATTTGTTCGGCAATACCAAGAGTATAAGAATGAATATGATGTTATTGTTATGACATGGCAGCAGTTGAAAGACATTGCTGCTGCTATTAACAGCCCTGAAGGGTTATTTAGACTAGTTAGGAGATAACTATGAATATGAATTGTCAACTTTATGAAAAAATGGCATTAGATTTTTACAAACCTGGACATAGATATTATGAAAGTTTGTTTCAGGGTTTAAGAGAAGAAGTGGAAGAAGTAATTGAAGCAGAAACATCTCAAAATATTTTAGACGAGCTTGGAGATGTACTTTGGTATATTACTATTATTGCTAGCGGATTAGGTGCTAGTTTAGACGAAGTAATGATGCGTAATATCAATAAGCTAGAAATGAGAGAATTAAGAGGAAAGAAAAATGCCTAATTGGTGTATGAATAATGTTACAATCAATGGTAGCAAAGAAAAGTTAGAAGAAATTATTAAAGCATGTGAAAATGACAAGTTTTTAGAATTTCTTGTTCCAATTGGAGATTGGGATTATGGTAGTGCTATCGAAGCTTGGGGAACTAAATGGGAAGCTCGTGATGTAGATTATGATTTACTAGATGATAATACCTTAATGCTTAACTTTGATAGTGCTTGGGGGCCACCTGTAACAGCTTATAATACTGGTGAAACTAATCATGATATCACAATTTACGCAACATACTATGAATCTGGAATGGCCTTTGTTGGAGAATATGAAGATTCTGAAGATTCAAGTTATAACATTGATTTTGAAGATGAATCTTGGATGGATGAAATTCCAGAACATCTATCTGATCATTGGGGGTTGTATGATGAGTATGAGTCTTGGAAGGAATGGCAAGACGAAGAAGAATAAGGATAAAAATTACCTGACGTTAAAGAACAATTAAAGGAGCTATTTATGATAGCAATTATTGATGGTGATGTTCTCTTATACATTAGTATTTGGGAAGCAGAAACCAAAAAAGAAGCAAGAAGTAACTTTGATGAGTTATTTACTGCTATCAATGAAGATCTCTTTGCAGAAGACTACGTCATGGCCCTTGGTGGCCCTGACAACTTCAGAGTAGATTTATATGATGAGTATAAAGCTAATCGCAGTAAGTCGAAATCAACAAGGCCAGAATGGTTCTTAGATTTGAAGTCCGATATAGCAAACGAGTATGAAAATTGTATACTAACTGACTATTGTGAAGCTGATGATATGGTTCGCACTTGGTCAGAAGATTGTCGTAAAGGCGGTAAAGACTTTGTTGTTGTCTCTGTTGATAAAGATTTAGATTGTATTGAAGGCAAACATTACAATCCTCGGAAGAGTGAGTTATATGAAGTCAACAATTACGCTGCTAATCGGCATTATTGGAAGCAAATTCTTATGGGGGATTCAACTGATAACATTCCAGGACTTCCTGGAATTGGTCCTAAAAAGGCTGAAAAGTTATTGGATGAAACCCCTAAAGAATTTAAACAAACTGTTTGTGCAGCTTATGCAGATTACTACGGCAAAGATAAAGGTTATGAGTATCTTATAGCTAATGGCAGGTTAATCCATATATGGCGACATATAGGTGATTACTTCAAAATAGATAGAGATGTTTATAATGAATTGTGTACATGGTATGAATAAAGGTCATTGGACTTATCCTTATAAATTTGATCCGCAACAATATAATGGATTTCTTTATCTTATTGAAAATAAGGTAAATAATACATTGTATATCGGTAAGAAGCAATTCTATCATGGCGGTAAGAGGCGTTCTAAAACTTATGGAAAAGAAATGGCATGGAGAACTTATGTAGGCTCTTCTAGTCATGTCAAAAAAGATATTGCTAAGTATGGTAAAGAAAACTTTAGTTTTGAGATTGTTGATCTTTATAAAACAAAAGGTGGACTCTACTATGCAGAAGCTTATCTTCAAATGGTTTGTGAATGTATGACAAGTGATAAGTTTTATAATAAACAAATTGCTGCAATTCGTTTTGTTCCTAAAGAAGACTTAACTAAACGAACTAGAAGCTATGTTAATAAGATTAAGAAGAGGATTAAATGAAAATACACCCCGCAGCCCCTGCTAGTTATATTGTTGGCCTTGTCAGCTTATTCCTTGCAGTAATTGGTTATATTAGTGGGTATGAGCTGTTTGATCCTGTTATGGCAATAGTCTTATACCTATTATTAAATGAACTTAGCAAATTTATCGCAGAATATACGATGAAAGAAGACGATGGGACAGATAGTAACTCGTAATCAACCTTGTGAAAAGTGTGAAAGCAGTGATGCCAAACAAATCTATGATGATGGTTCTGCTTTTTGCTTTTCATGCAAATCTAACTTTTTTGCCCCAAAAGAGGGTTATATGGAACAACCAGAAATTAAAAAAGACTGGTCTAATAGACTACAGGAGGTTCAAAATGATTACCCTTCTCGTGGTTTTAAAGAGCGCAATATTTATCTTCAAGTGGCTGAACATTATGGTGTTAAAGTTTCTTACGATCTTGATGGTAACATTGACGCTCATTACTATCCTTTTTATGCTGATGACAAACTATGCGGATACAAAGTTAGACGACTCCCCAAAGACTTTTCCTCAAT